AGCAGAACTGTTGATTCTACTGGTAGTGGTTCTGCCCACAACAACTTACAACCATATATCGTAGTATATATGTGGAAAAGGACTGCATAGATGCCTGTATTTCAAGCACCTCCACCAAAAGGTCTTATAAAAGATGTAAACAATACTATAATACCTTTTGAGTTCTACTCAGAAGCATCTAATGTAAGGTTTGCTGATAGTGCTGCAAAAAAGATACAAGGACACGATCAGGTATTTGGCACACCAACAGTTGCTCCATATTTTGTTTTGAACTGGTCTTATGATGTAAACTCATTTTGGTTTTATGCAGGTACTGCAAAAATATACAGACTAAGTGGCACATCTACACATACAGATTTTACAAGAGCATCAGGTGGTGATTATTCAACAAACTTGGCTACAGTCGGTAATTGGACAGGAACGATATATAATGGTCTGCCTATACTTTGTAATGGCATAGATGATCCACAAGCATTAGCTACGACAGGTGCAAGTGCATTTAGCGATTTACCGAACTGGGTAGCTAACACGACTTGTAAAACTATCAAGGCATTTGGTAATTACCTTATGGCTCTCAATCTTACAGAAAGTGGTACAAACTTACCTAACAAAGTTAGATGGGGTGATACAGCAGAAGATTTTAATTTTCCATCTACATGGACAGCAGCAGCAACGAATGATGCAGGTGCAGTAACTATAGGTGATGAAGCAGATGAGATTATAGATGGTCTTGCACTCAAAGAATCATTTATCATTTACAAAGGCAACTCGACTTGGATAGCAAACTATATAGGCGGTAACCTAGTATTTAGTTTTAAAAAGTTATTCAACGATACAGGTATATTGACTAGGAACTGTGTGCAAGAGTTTGAGGGCAAACATTTCGTTGTAACTCAAGGTGATGTTATAGTTCACAATGGTGTATCTAAACAGTCAGTTGCAACCAATGCTATCAAAAAACACTTATTTGATGATATCAATAGCAGTTACTATCAACTAACTTTCGTAACACATAATGTGCAAAAATCTGAAATGTGGATATCTTATCCTAGTTTAGGTTCACAATTTTGTAACAAAGCATTAATTTATAACTATGTGGATAATAGTTTTACATTTAGGGATCTGCCTGACATTTATCATATAGGACCAGGTATTGTTGATCCCGGTGCTACATCAAATACATGGAATACACAGTCAGGTACATGGACTACTACAGCAGGTACTTATGGAGATAGGTTGTTCAACCCTACAGAAAGAAGTATTCTGTTTGCAGGTACAAGCGATACTAAACTGTATCGTGGAGACTTTGGGCAACAGTTTGACAATGAGAACTTTATTACAACTGTAGAGAGAAAAGGACTCACCCTTGATGGTAACAACAATACTGTCAAACAGGTAAGAAAACTAACACCAAGAGTCAAAGGTACAGGTACAGTAAACATATCTGTTGGTAGTTCGTTATCGCCTAATGGCACATATACTTTCAATGCTGCACAAAGTTTCGACCCTAACTCACAAAACAAAGTAGATTGCAGAGTATCAGGTAAGTTTATTGCAGTAAGGTTTCAACACACTAGCAATAGCGAGTTTGAGCTCAATGGATATGATTTAGAATATGAAGTCTTGGGAGAAAGATAGTGGCGACACCTAAATGGTTACAAGATGTTATGGAAAAAAGTTCTGCTGCATCAGGCAGGGCAAAAAGCAGAAGAAATGCTCCAACAAAAAAAGAATTACAAAAAGCCAATAAACAAGCAAAAGATATTTTAACAAACATAGGTTTAACAATGATACCTGGTTCTTTAATTGGTACAAAAATAGGACAACAATTAGCAAGAGGATATGGTCAAGCTATTAGTAGCGGAATAACTAACACCCTTCAAAGAGGAGGTAGTTCTAGGATAGCAAAAGATATTGCGAATAAACGAAACCTAAAAAATCCTTTTATTCGAGAACATTTCGAACACAGAAACCCAAGAAAACCAGGTTATGAAACTTTGCCTATGATGATGACTCCCGACCAATATTTAAAATTAGCAGCTAGAATAAATTTAAAAACACCTGGAAAACAAAAAAAAATAAAAGAAATGGCTAGAGTTATGTCTGGCACAGCAAGAGGTAAAGCAGGATTAAATCGAGACCTATATTTCGATGTAAGAACTGCCCCTCTGTTTGCGGTAAAACCTACAAAAGATGGATTACAAATAACTGAACATGAAGGCAGACACAGGGCAGCAACAGCAAAATATTTAGGTATAAAACAAATACCAGTTACACTTAAGTTTTATGATAAACCTAGTCGTGTTTTACCAAAAGGTCAAAAAATGGAACTTTTAGGTCAAAAAGGTTCAGTAGCACAAAGATTTAAAAGAAGATACGGGAAAAAGAAATAATGGCAGAAGCACCTAAATATTCACCTAACCCTGTACCGAGCGATCCTGAAGATTTACCAAGATATATCTTTGAGGAGTTGCTCAAACTACAAGGCGCATTAGAAGAAAACCCAACAACATTTATTGAGGTCAAAAATGCAACACCTGCTAGAAAAAAACAAGGAGATATAGTTTATGCTGATGGTACCAACTTTGATCCTGGTAGTGGTGAGGGCATTTATTTTGTAAACGCAGCAGGAAACTATACGAAACTATGACAACATATTTAACAGGTATACCATCACATGAGATTGATGAGATATGGGATGCTTGTGTTCCATACCTAGATTTAGTAGAAAAAAAAGGACAGGGAGAGATGGTCACAGAGGACATCTACAAACTGTGCAAAGAAGCTAAAATGCAACTCTGGGTAATATTCGACAACGATGCAAACATAAAAGGTGTTGGAACGACAGAAATACTTATACATCCAAGAAAAAAAGTTTGCAGAATTATTACTCTTGGAGGAGTGGGTTTCGATGAGTGGATGCACTCTATATCAGTAATAGAAGCATGGGCAGAAGAAAAAGGTTGTCATGCTATAGAAACATTTTGCAGAAAAGGATTCATAAAGAAATTGGAGAAATATGGATATGAACAAACATACACAGTTCTTGGCAAAGAACTTACAACCATACATTAAAGGAGACACATTATGAGTGGAGGAAGCGGAGGTGGTGGTGGCACACAAGTCCAAAGACAAGAGCCATCAGCTATACAAGCACCTTATTTAACAGACTTATATTCACAGGCACAAACACAGTTTCAGGCAGGACCACAACAGTTTTTTCCTGGCAGAACTTTTGCATCACCTAGTGCTACAACACTAGCGGCAGAGGATGCGTTAGAACAAGCAGCACAAGCTCAAGGTGTGTTTGGTCTAGGTTCTATTATTCCAGGATTTCAACAAGCATTGATGAGTCCTGCGCAAAGGTTTCAAGACCCTATGCTACAACAGTCTCTACGGGCACAACTTAGACCTATAGAAGAAACAGGAGCAAGATTATTGCAACAAGCAAGAAGGGGTGCTAATCAAGCAGGACAGTTAGGTGGAGATAGACAAGCAATACTAGAAGCAGAAGTTATAAGAGATGTTGCTCAGAAACAAGCCGATGTTGCATCAAGATTGTATGGTGATGTGTATGGAGATGTGTTAAGAACACAAGCTGCAACATTAGGACTTGCTCCAAGTATCATGAGCACCTTTGCACAACCTGCGCAAACACTTGCAAGAGTTGGACAAGCACGAGATATAAGGGCGCAACAACCTATAACAGAAGCTATGCAGAGATTTGCATTTGAACAAGCAGCGCCAAGTCAAGCACTACAACAATATGGAAATATCGTAGCAGGTACTATATTACCAGGCACAATAACCACTACAGGACCAGGTACAAGAGGACCAGGAACGGCAGCAGGTGCGGGAGCAGGTGCGTTAATAGGTAACTTGGTTGCGCCTGGCATAGGTGGTGCGCTTGGTGGAGCATTATTAGGAGGTATATTATCATGAATGGAATGTTTGGAAGTTTGTTTGATTTTAACCTACCCAACTTATTGGGAGGTATGGACATGGGTGTTAATTTTGACAATCTTACTATGGCACAAAAGATGCAAGAACTAAGAGATATGACAAAAGGAACAATGCTTGGTGGAGTAAACCCAGAACTCCCTATGCCTATAAAATTACCAGATGCAACAGCACAAGCTGCTGCTGTTGGCGGTATGAACCCAATGTTGATGTCAGCTATTTTAGGTGGCGGTATTCTAGATGAACAACCTAAAGAGATGTTGCCGATAATAGATCAACAAGCTGTACCAGGTTTAAGTTTAGCTATGAATGACTTGAATAGATTTTATGGAGGACTTTTATAATGTCAGAAAAACTAGGTTTCGAAGGATTGTTAGGTAATTTGGTTTTTCCACAACTTTTAAATTCAAACCCAACTAACAAACAGCTTATAGATGCAGCTATTTTAAGAGGTAGTTTAGAGTTACTAAAACCTAGACAACCAGGAGAAAACCTTGCATCACAAGCAAGTCGTGGATTAAAAGCAGCAGCTAACTTTGGTGATACTGTTTTTGAACAACAACAAAAGGCATTGGAAAATTTGATAGCACAACAAAAAGCTAACCAAGCAAAAATGCCAAGTCAAGTAACAATGACTGAAGAAAAAGCGCTTGGGTTTGAAGCGATGGTCGAAAGTTTAGCTAAAACTAATGTTGATGTAAAAAATGCAGTTGAAGCATTAGGCGGTAGCGGAGGTTTTGGACCTTTCAAAGAAGGAGGTACAGCAGCACTAGCAGCAAATGCTATAAGTGTTCAAAGCGCAAATCCAAGACTTTCAACAGCAGATGCTATTATAGAAGCAGCAAAGAATGTAGATAAATACATGAAGATACAATAATGGCAGAACAACTTACACTAGAAATGATACAAAATTCACCTCGTTTAAGGGAACTGGCAGCTTTGCCTGGCGATGAAGTTGATAACGGAAAACTTATCAGAAACTACTCAGATGAAGGTGACAGGATGGATTTAGGTGAACAGCTTACAGAAGAAAATATAAATTCATCACCTACATTACAGCTTTTGGAAGCAGCTCCTGGAGACAGGGTTGTAAATAACAAGTTAGTAAGAACAGGCAGAGATAGTCCTTTTGAACAATTTGTTTATAGATATGATGAATCGCAAGGAGCTGTAGCACTAGGCACAGATATACTAGAAGCAAGGATGCCTATAGGAAGATTTAGTTTTGATTTTGAAAATGGATTTCAATATTTTTCACCAGAAGAACTTTATGGTGAAGGATTTAAAAATGCTAGTGTCGATGAACGCAGAGAGATGATAGAAAGAGCCAGAGAAAGAGGTTTAGTAGAAGAATATGGAGAATATTTTGAACCAAACCCTGAAAGTATTGCAGGTGTAGCAGGTGAGGTAGTTGGAATAATAGCAGACCCCACTACACTAATTGCGCCAGGCAAAACATTACCAAGAGTCATGGGGGTATCAGCAGGTCTAGGTACTGGTTATAGTGTTCTTGAAGATGCTGCTACCACAGGAGAAGTAGATCCACTAAAAGCTATACAGTATGGCGCTTTTGGATCAGTTGGTGGAGCAGTAGGATATGGTATTGGCAAAGGGATAGGCGCAGGTGTAAAAAAATTAAAATCTAAAGCTGATCTACAAACCATAAATGAAGCAGAGCAAATCGTGGCGCAAGATATGAAAAATGGGTATAGCATAAACGAAGCATTAAAC